TATCCGACACTGCATCTTCGCCGGTCAACGGCAGTTCCGTGCCGTCGCTGTCGTAATACTTCGATACGATTTCGACAGGTGCCGTTGGCTTGCTCGTATTTCCATTTGGCTTCTTTGCCATGACTAATGCTCCTAAAAGCGTATCACTGCCAACGATTGTTAGCAGACTGCTACGCCGCTAAGAGCATAGACCACACGCGCCAAAACCTATCATCGGTTGCCGCATGGTTATCTAGTTGTTGCCCGTGTCTTGTCCCGTGAGTGAATTAGCCTTGGCGCTTAGGCCAGTAACCACTAGTGCGCCACAGATACCAAGCGTAAACGTATATCGCTAGGTAACTGTCTTTCGGTAACTGCCAGTACACGTGTTCACGTATTGCAGGCACGGGATAGTGTGGCGGCATCTTACCAGCCTGATAGCGGCGACACGGGCCGCACTGATCGACATAGTTTTCACAGTGTCGGTTGTCGTGTTGTTCGCCTTCACAGTAGAATTTCATGACTGCACCTCTGTTACCCAGATGTAGGTTTCAGCAGACGCGCCATGAACACCATACGCCGGTCCTTCCTTCACAGTGAATTGCCTTCCCGTGATGACGGTTAATGCCTGCGCCCATTCGGTAGCAGCCTCAACCGTTTTCCAGTGAACGAAGTCCATTTCATCCTCGATCCAAGCTTTCGCCAGGAGTGAAGCCGCTTGCTCAAGTGTCATGACTGCACCTCACGTCGGAAGTAGCGTTCATTGATTACGCCAGCGACATAACCGCTAGTGAACGTCACTAGCAGTGCAATGATAAATAGCATTGTTGTGCTCATGTCTTGATCCCCTTTCGCTGTTAGTGAATGCGGTTGCACTCACCGTGAGTGAACACGGGACAAGGCAGAGACAACAACTAGATCAGATTAACGATTTCAAACATCGGGCCTATCGCGTCACTAGCTCGGTCATTCGAGTAGCCCTTGGGACAACGGGCCTAGTGGCTTAGTGCTCCATAACCAACTTCGAACTCCATCATAAGATTGTGGCACGAATGAGGCAGCTAACACAAATGGATTTCGGAGTTAGAACAACGACTTAGCTCTAATTGTCTCTTTTGGCTAAGCTATTGATCTAATTGAGCTTCTTAGAATATTAGTTACTTAAGGTAACTATTAGTAAGCTAAGTAAGATACTTAGGTACCTAAGGTATACGTACTTAACTCCTAGTGTATTTCACCTGTAGGTATAATCACTAGCTTAAGTACTTATGTCAACTACAAGTGAAGTTTACTAAGAGTGATTTGTACCTTAAGTAAAAAAGCATGCTTTTCCTAGCTTATGAAGGAATTCCTACCCCACAACCGGGGGTTGTACTTGACTTAGCTGGCGAGCCCGAAGGGCGAGTGCTCATTAAAAATATCGAGATACATTTTGTAGGGCATAAATGTAGACCTAAGATCAAATTTAAAATATGCGAGGGAGCCCCTAGGAAGCTCACTGGTGCGTTATTTTTGAAAATAGCTATATGGGTACCTAAAGCACATCATTTGCAGTTTTATACGCAGCTAAATTTCTCCTATTCATTTCGGAATTTATTAAATGCTGCTTAGCCCTAGAAAGATTATAGAAATCTTGAGATTTATCTCCATTAACCCAATGGCACCAAAATAGCTTTGGAAATTTGTAATCTTGTAAAACTTCTCCAATCAATTCATTTCCAATAAAACATTGATTATTTTTCCAAGAAAAGTTGTTTCTACTAATCATTTGTTGACAACCTTAATTTGTTTATGATATACTGTGCAGCGAAGGAGTACGTATGAGCTGGTTACAAGAATTCATTAGAAACTTACCCGAAGAAGACTATCAGGTCTATAAAGCTTCTGATGCAGAGGAAAGGGAAAGATATTCTTATTCTCCATATGCAGTCAGAACAGGGAATCACTTTGACAGAATAGCTGAACTTGTTAAGAGATTTAAGGGGTTCGATGACTAATGCCGTTTACTAAGGTAGGTAAGAATTCTTATGTCTCTCCGTCGGGTAGAAAGTTCACTAAGAAACAAGTAATAGCATACTATGCTTCTGATGGATTTAAGTCAAGCACCTCTGGTGCTGGTTCAAGAAAGAAAAAGAAATGAGTTCAATGAAACCAGGTAAAGCTACTAGCAAAGTTCTGTCTCATAGCTCTTGTCCAAATTGTTATTGTTGATAAAGGAATAAATATTAAATGGCTACTATTACAGGAACAGTAACTCCAATTACTGATGGCGGCGTCGTAGGCGCCTGGTTAGCTACATGGCCCGCAATGGGTAACGCCGATACAGGAACTGCAGTAGCCATGTCCGGTGCTTCTGACCGTTCTGTCCAAATTGAAGGAACCTTCGGCTCAGCTACCGTAGTAATTCAAGGTTCTAACGATGGAACCAACTGGCAACCACTAACTGATCCACAGGGTAATGCAATCTCTAAGACTGCCTCTTCTCTGGAAGCTATCTCAGAACTAACTAGGTTAATTAGACCAGTTACTTCAGGTGGAACAGGTACTAACGTTAACGTAAATATCTATATGAAGGGACAACGCTAATGGCCGACGCTGTAGCTGATATTGCTTTCTTGTCTAAGCGTCTCAAAGGCTTAATTGAATTAGGAGAAGTCCTTTCAACGAGAGAAGCGTTAGACAATCAAATCAAAGAATTTAAGAATACATTAGAAGGACTCAAGACTGACCTAGAAACTAAACGTCAGGAAGTAGAGTCTTCTAATGCTGACATTCAAACTGCTCAATCTCAATCGAAGGACATCCAGGCAAAAGCTAAAGAAGATGCCCAGGCAGTATTGGATTTAGCCCGTTCTGATGCAATGGAAATCAGACGTAAAGCTAAAGAAGAAGCTGAAGATATTAAAGCTAAGCTTAATTCTGAGGTAGAATCCTTAGAAAATATTATCTCAGCTAAGAAGACAGAAGTGGCTGCGTTGATTAGTGATCACCAACAGCAGTCAGCTAAACTGAAACAAATCAAAATTGATATTAATAAACTTAAAGAAACTCTATAGAGGAAATTATATATGTCTCGTTACGCAGTCTCCAATGGTAACGCCGGCACTCAGCAGGCGAATACCACAACCTATAAGACCCAGATCGGCTTAACTGCCGCCACTGGTGCTACCACCCTTCGTAAGGCGTGGATTTATGATGTCATGTTCGGTGCAGATGGTACGCCTGCCGACAACGCAATGTCCTACAAACTGGATCGTCAGACTACAGTTGGTACCGCAACCTCAGCTACCCCAGCTCCACTGGATGCTGGTGATGCTGCAGCGTTAATCACCTGTAACGTCAACCATACTGCAGAACCCACAGTTACTGCAGCTACACAGTTAATCGAAGTCGGTGTCAACCAACGTGCATCGTATCGTTGGGTCGCCGCACCGGGTGGTGAGCTAGTTGTCCCTGCAACTAACACTGCAGGCATTGGTCTCCGCTCTAAATCCCCCGCATACACTGGCACGGTTCTTTGCTCCATCAATTGGTGGGAATAAGCATTTATGCGTAACGCACAAGGTTATGCCACGATTACTGATCCTGATCGTGGCTTAACTGAATTAGATACGTTTACGTGTAATCACTGCAACTGTGTTAAACATGTAAAACCTAGAGAGAACCCCGAGGACATCGGGGGTCTCTGTAAGGTTTGCATGAAACTAATCTGTTCTAAGTGCGTAGGACAACCTTGTGTACCTTTCTTAGAAAAGATTGCTAGGTTAGAAGCTAAATTCAATAATGCCCGATACTACTAGAAAAGACCCTCTGTCTGTTTCTCAGATTTCTACAGTCCAAAGTAAAGTAAATGCTGCTGGATTAACAGCTAATCCTCCATTTACTTTCTCTTCTGCTAATATGAGTTTAGTTCCTGGTGCCGAGAAATTACATGTTGAAGTTCTATTCAAAGGCAGAACGTTGGGTGCGGTTAATGTTCTAGGTAGAACTAACTTTGCTACCAGCGCAACAGCTTTTTCTAGAACGGTGGATGATGCCGTGACGGAGCTTCTGAAGACTCCTGTGGATACCGTATAATGGCTTTTTCTAATTTTTCTGGATTGTCAGGATTCACAGATAAAACGGCTAATCAAGCATCGACTACTGTCAATCATAATAATTTAACGGCTACCGAGAATCTAGTTATTCTGCTCGTTGCTGTTGATAATAATCAAACTACAGATGGTGATGAAGGTGCAGTTACTTCAGTAACAGATACAGCAGGGAATGTGTGGTCAAAAGCAATTGAATTTTGTAATGGACAAGGTTCTGCGCAAGCTGGCGCGACGTGTTCTGCTTGGTATTTTACCACCAGTAATGGGACTTCTGCATTAGATACAATAACTGTAAATTTTAGTAATGCAACTTCTAGAGATGCTTCTGTATTGGGAACATTTGCTTTTAACTATACACCTGGGAATACTGTTATTGTTGAAGCTACAAATTTTTTAGCAAATGATGGTGCCGACCCCGGTTCTCTGAATGCAACTACAGCCAACATAGCATGTCTACGTCTTCGCGCAATTGCAGCAGAGACAAACTCTACAATTGCATTAACGACAACTTCCGGGTGGACTACTATTGGATCATTAACTACGAGTGGTGGTGGTGCAACAGCAAATATGGCTCTTAGATTTGAATATATTATTTCTACAGGAACAAGTGCTGCAAGCGATCCAACCTATACGGCAGCAGATTGCGCTTCTGTATATATAGCCTTTAAAGAGGTTGCAACAACAAGCTGGTTTCAACATAAAACAGGATATGAGGATATAGTGCGTGCACCGCATCAGATGATCCCATACTGATCCTAGATGCGTATATTATATCCTAGTCTACAACAACCTGTATTAGATACAGCTCAGAGACCAGAGCAGGTAACTGAATCTAGATGGCATCAACCTTGGTCGGAGCCAGTTAGACCTAGAAATACCCCTAAAGATCAGGTTGCTTTAATAGCATCTGGTTTATTCTGGAACCCCTTTACTCCGGCTTTCGTAGAGACAGTAACCGTAGATAAATGGTTCAAGTCTCTACTAGAACCTACCAGACGTAAGGTAAGTCTTACTGATCCTCCTTTCTTCTGGAGCGGTTTTACTCCTCCTGAAGTAATTAACTCTGATAAATGGTTAGTTCCTTTATCAGAACCAGTCAGAGTAAAACTTCAGCTACCGACTAATGAACAACAGTTCATAGTCTATGTTCCAGAACTAACTAATCAGAGTAGATGGTTCGTTCCGCTCTCTGAGCCGGTCCGAAGAATACGTCAGGCCGAATACCCGGCTTTCTCTTGGCATCCTTCTACACCGGCTACAGTAGGTGCTTGGTTCCAACAACCAGCTTCTGAACCTACTAGACGGATACGCCAAGCAGAATATCCAGCATTCTTCTGGTATTCTGCTACAACGTCAGCTCCAGGAGATTGGCACCGAGCTTTATCTGAGCCGCCGAAGCGGATAAAGCAGGCAGAGTATCCCAGCTATTTCTGGAGTACTTTTACTCCGGCTGCTACGGAAACAATAACTGCAGATAAGTGGTTCTCCTTCTTATCAGAGCCAACCAGAACTAAACCTCAGTTACCAACTAATCAGCAACAGTTCTTAGCGTTTGTTAAAGCTGATCCCTTCCCTGAGTTAGTCTATAATTGGTATCTTCCTTTCTCTGATCCAACTAGACGAACCAGGCAAGCAGAATATCCTGCTTCTTTCTGGAGTTACTTCACTCCTAGCTTTGCAGAAACTGTAACTTTAGACAAATGGTATCAGTTCCTGTCGGAACCTAAGCGTTTCAAGCCTAGTGTTCCAGATAATCCACAGTTCTTCTGGGGGTACGTAACACCTACAGTAGAACCGGATAGATGGTTCCAACCTTTTGCGGAACCAACTAAGAGAAAACCTTTCTCTACTCCCTGGTTACATTTCACACCAGTTGAAATTGTAACTCTGGATAAATGGTTCTCTTCTCTGAAAGAACCAACACGTAGGAAGACAGAAGCGCCTTTGTGGCAATTCTTTACTCCTACTGAAATAGCTACCCTAGACAAATGGTTCTCTCAGCTTTCTCTACCAGTTCGTAGGACGACCTCAACAGCGGATTGGTTACAGTATACGCCGTACATTACTCCGGCTGAACTGGTCACAATTGATAAATGGTTCGAATCTCTATCTGAACCAACTCGATTACCAAAGACCAGTCAGAAGCAAGAGTTCTTCTGGAGTACACTGACCCCTCCAACCGTTCCAGCTCCACCAATGGATAGCTGGTACATCCCCCTAAACAATCCTCTGAGGAAAATAACTCTTTCTCCCTATGTCTACGCAGATAGCAATTACTACTATGTACCAATTATCGTTCCCTCTTCCCCTGCGGGTATTTCGGACTGGATCATAAGAGTTAGACGGAAAGGTCGAAGATAATGTTTACGTTTGATTGGACGGTGAATATAAGCTCTCTAATTGGAACAATCATATTTATTGGTACACTAATCGGAATGTGGTACGCGGTTAAGCTCGACGTCAGATTACTTAAGTATGATGTTCATGCAATTAAAGAACAACAGCGGATTACAAATGAAGCTTTTAATCAACTAGGAACAATTTTAACTCAGGTGGCAGTACAAGATACCCGTTTGAGTATGATGGAAAAAAACATAGATGAATTACGACACGGGCAAGGTTTTGTCAAGGAAAGGTCGACCTCCTAAAAATCTTGGGGAAATCGAAGAACGTAGGAAACTAGCGGAATCATCTTTAGAAGAATTTATTAAACTAGTTCAACCCAAAAGACTATTAGGATCAGTTCATAGAGAGGTAATTAAATGGTGGACAAGAAAAGACGCGAAATCGCATCAGCTTCTACTGCTACCTCGGGATCATGGAAAGAGTGCCCTTATTGCCTTTCGCGTTGCGTGGGAACTTACAAAGGACCCAACGTTACGTGTCCTTTTTATATCGAGCACCTCAAATCTGGCGACCAAGCAGCTCAAGTTCATTAAGGACATTCTAACCTGTGATCGTTACAGAATGCATTGGCCAGAAATGGTCAACAAAGATGAAGCTAAACGAGAGAAATGGTCAGAGAAAGAAATATCAGTAGACCATCCATTACGCAAGGAATGGTCAATTCGTGACCCATCAATATTTACTGCGGGGCTTACTACTAACGTTGTTGGTATGCATTGTGACATTGCCGTTCTTGATGACGTGGTGGTCCAAGCGAACGCATACACAGAAGAAGGTAGAGAAAAGGTAAAAGATCAATATGGTTTATTATCATCCGTGGAAACAGTTAACGCCCGTGAGTGGGTGGTGGGAACTAGGTATCATCCCTCCGATCTTTATGGACAACTTTTGGAGATGCAGCTCACCCAGTATGATGCCCTGGGAAATGTCACGGCCACAGATGGCTTATTCGAGTTATTTGAACGTCAGGTCGAATCAATCGGAGACGGATCAGGAGAATATCTCTGGCCTCGTCAACAAGGCTCTGATGGAAAGTGGTTTGGATTTAACCAAGAAGTCTTGGCAATTAAAAGAAGCCAATATCTCAACAGACTCCACTTCCGAGCGCAGTACTATAACGATCCACATGACGTTGACAACTCCGTCTTCAAGCGAGAAGCCTTCCAATACTACGAACCAGGACACCTCAACCGAAGAGACGGTAAGTGGTTCTTCAAAGGAGAACGTCTCAACGTCTTTGCCTCCGTGGACTTCGCCTTCACAACCGGTAACAAGTCCGACTACACAGCAATCGTAGTAATCGGAGTGGACGCAGCTAACAATGTCTATGTCTTGGAGATTGACAGATTTAAGACCGGCCAGCCGTCTGAATACTTTAAGAGAATTTTAAAGCTATATGAGAAATGGGGATTTAGACAGCTTAGAGCTGAAGTTACAGGAGCGCAGCAAGCGCTGGTCAACGATCTTAAAGAATCCTACGTCCGACCGCTCGGTCTCGGTCTCAGCATCGTTGAGTTCAAACCCACGCGCTTTCAAGGTGCTAAGGAAGAGCGGATTCTTGCTGCCCTAGAACCCAAATACAGTAATAGACAAATATATCATTATCCTGGGGGAAACTGCCAGGTCCTTGAAGAAGAACTAATGTTTGCCAATCCATCACATGATGACGTCAAAGATGCTCTCGCTTCTGCTGTCTCATTCGCGGTTGCACCCTTTAGTCCATATAAAATTTTAGGAGCAAAGCATCATGACTTTCAATATCACTCTAGGTGGGGTGGCGTTGCGTGACTAGTAAAGTTCTAGTTATAGATGACTTGCTGACCAAAGATCATTTGGCCACAGCAATCTCTGAAATGTGGATTGATTTAGATTCTCGACGTCAAGTCTGGAAGAACGACAAGGAAGAAATCCTTCGTTACATCTTTGCCACAGATACTACTCAAACAACTAATTCTAAGCTTCCGTGGAAGAATAAAACCACAATACCGAAGTTATGTCAAATTAGAGATAACTTATATGCTAACTACTCTGCCACAGCATTCCAGAACCGTAAGTGGTTAACCTGGGAAGCTGATAACAAAGACGACAATTCTAAAGCTAAACGAGATGCCATCCTCAACTACATGACCTGGGCAATTGATCAACCACAGTTCATGCATGAAATGGATAAGATTATCCTAGATTACATCGACTACGGTAATTGTTTCGGAACCGTAGAATGGTTAGACCAGAGAGTAGATCAAGGTAACGGAATTCAGTCTGGCTTTGTAGGACCATCTATCCGCAGAATTAGTCCCCTTGATATTGTGATGCTTCCCACCGCGGAAAGCTTCATTACAGCACCTAAGATTATCCGCTCTGTGATCAATCTTGGCGAATTGAAAGATATGTTGGAAAAGATGTCCAACGATCAGAACAGAGAAGATTACCAGAAACTCTGGGATTATCTTAAGGATGTCAGGTCTAATGCAACCGAGTTCTCTGGCGATATGGTCGTCAAGGACAAGCTATTCAGCATCGAAGGGTTTGTAGACTTCCGTTCTTATCTCGGTTCTGACTACGCAGAAGTCTTAACTTTCTATGGAGATATCTACGATAGCGATAACGACGAGTTCTTAAAGAACCAAGTCATTACTGTGGTTGATCGTCATAAGCTAATTAATAAGAAGCCTAATCCTTCTTATTTTGGCTATCCCCCCATCTTCCATTCTCCCTGGCGTAAGCGTCAGGATAACCTGTGGGGTATGGGCCCACTGGATAATCTAGTTGGTATGCAATACCGATTAGATCATATTGAGAATATGAAGGCGGATATCTTCGACCTCGTAACCTACCCCGTACAAAAGGTTAGGGGATTCGTCGAAGATTTTACCTGGCAACCAGGTGAAAAGATTTACGTCTCTGAAGAAGGAGATGTAGAATTGTTAGTTCCTAATGTCAATGTTCTATCTGCTAACAATGAGATTATGAACCTCCAGCGTGAAATGGAAGAGATGGCGGGTGCCCCTCGTGAAGCCATGGGTTTCAGAACTCCTGGTGAGAAGACTAAGTACGAGGTCCAGTCGCTTGAGAACGCGGCTTCCCGCGTCTTCCAGAACAAGATTAAGCAGTTCGAAGAGCAGATAATTGAACCCCTTCTGAATGCAATGTTAGAGCTTGCGAGACGAAACATGACTGGAGTGGCTACTATTAAGGTAACTGGCTCTGAGTTTAATACCGCCATCTTCCAAGACTTAACTGTAGAAGATATTACTGGCATTGGCCGTATTAAACCAATCGCTGCCAGACACTTCGCAGAGCAAGCACAATTGGTTCAGAACTTAACTAACTTAACTAATTCCAATCTATGGCCAACAGTCCAACCTCACTTCTCTTCTATTACCTTAGCACAGATTTTAGAGGAAGCATTTGATCTGAAAGACTATGAAGCAGTGATTAAAGACATTGCCATTGTCGAACAGATGGAGATGCAGAAGTTTGCACAATCCCTCCAAGAACAAGCTGCAGTTCAGACTACAACTGCATCTGGTATCGGAGATGACTTTGATTTAGAGAAACTTGGACCTCAAGCACAGATTGGACAACCACCTCAACCCGGACCGCAGGGATTATAAATGTTTACTAGATGGACTTCGCATCTCAGAGACCCTGAGCATAAAGAACGTTTTCAAGACCAGATTCTATCGGCTAAGCCTGTTTTAAATAAGCTCTTAGAGATCATTGAAGATCAGAAGAAAGAGATTCGAAAAATAGATACTAGTGAAAATGTTTTTACTGATCCCAACTGGGCCTATAAGCAAGCATATCATAATGGTCAAAAAGCTGGTTTGGATTTTGTAGCAAAACTCATTGACCTAGACAAACAGGAAAAACGATGACCGATAATTTACTAGCTGGTAATGACCAACCGGCAGAACCTAAATCATATTTCGAAGCTCTAACTGCTCCCGGAGCCAAATTCGATAAGACCAAATACAAATCCGAAGGCGAGCTTTACGAAGCAATCGCCAGAGGTAAATGGGAAGCAGATAATTTTATTACCACTAAGAACAAAGCATTTGATGACCTCAGTGCAGACTACCTTCGTATGAAGGAAGAAGTGGATAAGGGACCGAAAGTTCAAGAGTTGATAGACCGAATGTCACAGCAGTTTTCAAATAGCAATACCCAGACTATCCCTGAAACAAAGGAACAGGTGCCCACGTTTGATCCTAAACAAATTGAAAGTCTGATTTCTGAAAAACTCCAAGCTCATGAATTGAGCCGAGCACAGTCCCAGAATCGTAAACAAGTTCAGGATAAATTAGTAGAACGCTATGGTAATAATTACCAAGCACAAATCAAACAACAGATTACAGAATTAGGTGTCTCTGAAGATTTATTTAACTCTCTTGCATCTAATAATCCTAAGTTACTTATTCGTACCTTAGGCTTAGATCAAGAACCAGTTACTGAATCTTTCCAAACTCCTCCTCGCAATGCCTTGCGAACTGACCCGTTTGCTCCCAAAGGCGCTGAGAAGAGGACTTGGTCTTATTATCAAAACCTAAAGAAGACTAACCCAACTCTGTATTCTAATCCGAAAACTCAAACACAAATGCATATGGATTACATGAACCTCGGACGAGATTTCGAGGACGGTGATTTCAATATGCGATAATGGAGATAATCTATGGCTGGCTTTATGACCGGCACAGATCAAGGCCATCTGATTAGGGGTAACCTTTACTCTCGTCAGCTGCGTGAGCTTCTGCTCGACGATCTGTTCGCCATGAAGTTTGTCAAGGTGATCACTGATTTTCCGGACGGCACAACCTTTAACATCCCAAGCTTGGGTGAAGCTGAAACTGCTAACTACGTCGAAGGACAGGCAGTCAAGTACAATAAGATGGACACGGGTAACTTCACGTTCTCGTTCGATACTTACAAGTACTCCGCTAACTCAATCACGGAGAAGTTCAAACGGGATAGCTACTGGTCTTCGGACGTCATTGCGGCGTTCGTTCCTAGGCAGCATCGTGCCCTCATGGAAGCAGTGGAAGCTGACATTCTGTCCAAAGGACCGAGTGGACAAACTGCATCTAATTTAAACACAATCAATGGTGGTAATCACCGCTGGGTTGGCTCAGGCACGAACCAGGCGATTGCTATCAAGGACTTCTATTTGGCTCGTTATGCGCTGACTAAAGCTCTGGTCCCCCCGAGCAACTTAGTTGCAATTCTCGATCCATCTGTTGCCTACACCTTACAGACACAGACCAACGCTGTCAACCTTCTGTCCCCGATGCCCATGTGGGAGAATGTTCTGCAGAACAACCTGATGACTGGCTTCAAGTTTGCTTATAACTTCGCTGGTTTCGATTGTTATGTTTCGAACTATCTGCCTACAGTGACTTCTGAGACGATCAACAGTGTTACTGTGACCAACGGTGTTGCAAATCAGTTCTTCTCAGCAGCTCCCGGCGATACTCTCCCGATTATCGGTGGGTTCCGGCAGATGCCAACTGTCTACACGGAGTTCAACAAAGACCTTCAACAGGAAGAGTATCTGACGATTGCTGAATGGGGCTTTAAGCTCTACCGTCCGGAGAACATGATTGTCGTCCTCACTAGCACGAACGTCGTGGCGTAAGGAGGTAACAACATGGCTTATTTGGATAACACTGGACTCTACCGTAAGTATGGCACTGAGAAAACAGTTGCCAACCTTGCTGGTGAGTACAAGAACTATGGCTTACTTCGGGAAGTTGAACTGAAGATTGACTTGACCAAACTTACACAGAGTGAGGTCATTCAGTCAGATCAGATTTGGCTCCCTAAGGGTGCCCGTATCGTCGAGGTTGAAGTTCTGGCACAGACTGCAGCGGCCACAGGCACTGCAATTGATGTCGGTCTGACACGCGACGACCGTTCTACTGAAATTGACTTTGATGGTCTCTTAGCAGCTTTCGTCACTGCTAGCATGAACACCGCTGGTGAACGTTCCATCATCCGTAAGGATGTTACCGTTCCCACGGGTTTGGCTGGTACTGGCGCATTGATTGGTACTACTCTGGCTAACACCGGGTATATCTCTGCTTCGCAGACTGACGCCACCAACTTTACCGCTGGTGTCATCATTCTCACTATTCGGTACTACATGCCCTAAGAATTGGGGGTTTCGGCCCCCTTTTCTCTAAAGGAGATTAATATATGGGAACACCAGTTGATCTTAGTGGTATTGACTTAACAGTCAGCACCCTTAAAGTTGGCGCTTCTTCGATTGGTTCTTCTGGTTCAGCTTCTAACGTTATTCGGCATACGACCGGAGCAACAAGGACGCTGACTGCAGATCAATCAGGATCGACCATTTATTTAGATAAAGCAGATGGTGTGGTTGTCACACTTCCTGCTTCTGCTGTTGGATTAACTTATAACTTTGTTGTTGTGACCTCGGTTACTTCGAATGCTTATAAGATTTCTACAGCAGTTCAGAATACAGAGTTTATGGATGGTACAATCAATAGCTTACAGGACGCAGCAGTTGCTTCTGCAGTGTTCTCTGGCGATGGTTCTACCCACGATAACTTCTCTATGAATGGTACTACAACTGGCGGTCTGGTTGGCACTAACGTTACATTCACGTGTACCGCAGCTAACAAATGGACTGCTAGCGGCTTCGTCCGAGCATCCGGTACTGAAGCAACTCCATTCGCTACTTCGTAAGGATATAAATGACTAACGTTGCACATTCTTCCCTTACGGGATCAAATTTACACGAACCTAAAGGTGTTGCTACAGCAACGTCAGGTCAGGTTTATATTGCTAATGGTTCTGGTAGTGGTGTTTGGACAGACGTGTCCATCACCGCTCCAGGCATGATTGCAGACTTCTTCACTCCTGTTGCACCGACAGGTTGGTTAGAGTTAGACGGAAGTTCAATCTCTACTACTACTTACTCAGCCTTATTTACAGCTCTGACAATTCAACAGTCTGGGGCTAGAGGTGTGGGTTCTCCAATTATTTCTACTTTATCCAGCACAGCCAACATGAAAATTGGCTACTTCGTTGCTGGAGCAGGTATTCCTTCTGGAGCTAAAATATTAACAGTAGATAGTAGCACTCAGATTACTTTAGATCAGAATGCTTCTTCTTCTGGAACCAATACAGTTTATGTTTCCCCTTGTGCATTAGCTGCAGGCACTACACCCGCTACAATTACCCTGCCTAATGCTACAACTTCTGGGAGATACCGTAGGTCCAGGACTTCTGGTGGTAGTCAGATTGGTGTTGTTCTATCAGATTCAATTAAAAACCATACACACACTGTATCTGGAAACACTGGTGGACAAAGTGTAGACCATACACATAGTGGTACGACTACCGGCGTTAGTGCGGATCATACGCACAGTACTGGGGGTGGTGGAAACTTCTTAACTGCTGGTAATACAATTCATAATATTCGTGGTGATTTTCAAACTACGGCATATGGTGAAGTAGGTTCGACTAGTGGCGCTTCTGCAGATCATACGCACAATTACACTACAAGTGGATTTAGCCAAGATCATATACATAGTTTCTCGGTGACTTCTGCTAATAATAGTGGTGGTGATATAGAGACCAGACCGTTAACTTTAGTCTGCATGACTTGTATTAAAACCTAATGGCAATAGATTTAACTGACATCCCTGTTCAGCAGCTAAGGCATAAGATTAGACCAGTCGGCTATGGCTTCTTTGCTTTTAAGAGTGCTGGACAATCTGGTTTAGTACATAACACCTATACCAAAATAACATTCAATACTGAACGTTTTGATATCGGAAACTATTACGATACTTCAACATCTAGGTGGACACCTCCTGCTGGTTTAGTTTTAATTACCGCAGCATCTTATGCAGATTCAGCAGGAGCATCAAATTCAACATCAGCTACTGCCATAGCCAAGAACGGTAGTATATATTTACAAAGCCTTGATTTTGGAGGAGTTGCAGGAGCAGTTCCGAATAATCCCATTTTTTTGATTGATAGTTGTAATGGTACAGATTTTTATGAAGTGTATGATTTCTATCAATCAGCTACAGCAGCTAATGATGGTCACGTAGATAGTAACCCCATTCAAACTTACTTTTCTGGAATGTTAATTAGATGAGATATACATTACTCGAAATTACCCAAGACATCTTGTCCTCTATGGACTCGGATGAAGTTAATAGCATTTCAGATACTGTTGAGTCAGATCAAGTAGTTACAATTATCAAAACAGCTTATGATGATATTGTTTCTAGAAGTGGTTTAGCTGCTCAGAAGATATTGTTTAATTTAACAGCTTCTGGAAATAATGCTAAACCTGTTCTAATGACTAGACCTAGTAACGTAATTAATGTTGACTGGGTCCAGTATAACACAATTCAGGTTGGTGATACTGATCCTAATTGGGTAGATATTAGGTATCTACCAATACATGACTTCATGTTCATGTCTAACCAATTACTTCCTTCTGCAACAGATGTCGATAGCTTTTCGCACACGGTGAATGGTTTCACATTTACATTCAATTATAGGAATAATCGTGGACCTTGTTACTTCACTACTTTTGATGACAATTCTCTCGTGTTCGATGCTTTTGATTCTGCTGTAGACACTACATTACAATCATCAAAGACATTGTGCTCAGGGACCAGGGACTTTACCTTTACGAAGGATGACAATTGGACTCCTGAGTTACCCCCAGATAAATTCGCCCTTTTGCTTTCAGAAGCCAAGTCTTTGGCTTGGTCGGAATTGAAACAAACTCCGCATCAGAAGGCAGAACAAGCTGCCCGACGAAACTGGACACATCTGTCCAAAGGACGTAAGCAAGTTCCGGCTCCTCATTTAGATAATAATGCACATCCATTTAATAAACTTCCCTTCTTTGGGCGTAGGTAATGGTTAGACCAACTCAAATATCAGTAGAGAATGATTTTAGAGCTGGCTTTATTACTGAAGCCACTGGTTTGAACTTTCCTAACAATTCTTTATCTGAAACGTATGATTGTGAGTTACATAGAGATGGTTCAATTAAGCGTAGGTTAGGTTTTGACTTTGAAGAAGGCTTCCAAACTAAAACTATTGATAGAACTAATAATTGTGTCAATACTTATCTGTGGCGTAACGTTGCTGGTGACGGCAATGTTACTGTTCTTGTAGTCCAAGTAGGGCTTACCATATATTTCTATAAAGCAGACTTAAATGCTGCTTATTCCCCGGGAGCTATTTCTTCTACACATACCCTTACCGGGGTTTCCGGAGCACCAGCTGGAATAGGTTCTATCGAAGCCCAGTTCTGTGATGGTAACGGTTATCTATTTGTAACACATCCGTATTGTGAACCAATGCGTGTGTCTTACAATACATCCACAGATGTTGCTACTGCAACTAATATCATTCTAAAGATTAGAGATTTCGAAGGGGATGTAAACGATCCCTTCTCTGTTTCTCAACGGCCAACAGAAACTGTAGCATCTAATACTAATTCTCATTTCTATAATCTATTAAACCAAGGTTGGACAGTTGCTAATCTAACGGCATGGGATACAGCCCAAACTACACTACCTAGCAATTCAGATGTAATGTGGCGGTTCAAGGATGCTACAGGCGCGTATACATTTACTAACGTAGATTTATTTGCAGGTGGGAATACACAAGCGCCTAAGGGACATTTTATTCTAACGTTATCCAACCAGGATCGAACTACAGCAAGTGGTGTTCCATCTTCAACAACTTCTACAGGAGCCGCACGTCCGAGTACAGGAGCTTTCTTTGCTGGTCGTGTTTTCTATTCTGGTATCAATGCCAATGGGTTTAATTCTAAAATATATTTCACCCAGATCATTGAACGCTTAGAACAATATGGTTTCTGTTACCAACAGAATGATCCTACCTCCGAAGAATTATTCGATTTGTTACCTGACGATGGTGGTGTAATCTCTATCCCAGAAGCCGGTACAATTTATAAGTTATTCTCTGTTCCCGGTGGCTTAGTCGTATTTGGTGCCAACGGAGTTTGGTTTGTTGCAGGATCAACTGGCGTAGGCTTTACAGCTACAGACTATACCGTTCAACAGCTATCTGCAATTAAAACAATTAGTGCAACTTCCTTTGTATCTGTTCAAGGATTACCTTGTTGGTGGAATACAGAAGGTATTTACATTTTAGCGGCACAAGACACGCAGTCTTTACCTTCAGTACAATCATTAACTAACCAGAAGATTAAAACATTCTACGACGATATTCCCTTATCTTCTAAACGATTTGTCAGAGGGTTCTTTCACCACGTAGACCAACATATACGTTGGTTGTATAAAAGTGCAGATACAATCCAAACTACGAATATCTATGAGTACGATAGAGTTCTCAACTACAACCTACTCACTGGTGCTTTCTATGTTTGGAGAATTACAGACAGTCCAGTGAAGGTTAATGCTATCCTGGTGTCAGATGAAATCTCTTCTTCAGTAGAAACTGATATAGTGATTGATGGTTCTGGTAATACAGTAATAGACGGTTCTAGTAATACCGTAGTGGCCTTTATTCAGTCTGGTATCGAAGAATCTCCATTTGATAAATACCTTGTTTCTTACCCGGACTCAGGTTCTTACAAGTTTACATTCGCAGATAAGACCAATGCAGACTACATGGACTGGGCCAAGTTTGATAGCACTGGAGTTTCTTTCGAAAGTACCTTTACTACAGGTCCTAAACTAATGGGACAGGGTATTCGTAAGTTTCAAAATAACTGGATTAGAATATATTCTAGATTAAGAAATCCAGAACAAGCCTACAGCTTTAAGGGTATCTGGAATTATGGAATGAATGGAAACACATCTATGTGGTCTCCTCGAACTGTGGACATAAGTCATACAGATTCAAACCAGCTTACTACTCCTACTGATGATTTTACATATGTGAGTA